ATCCAGGGCGGGGCCACAAAAATTTGGAGGGGCGGGGGGAGGGTTCCGAGCGTGCGGGTGACCATGTGCGCCGGCGTGTGTACGTAGCTTTGGGCGCTCACTTGCGGGCAAAACCGCCAGCCTTTGCCCACCGTTCGGCTGCCGTCTTGCGATCGTGGTGATACTTGCATAGGCTCTGCAAGTTTGTCGGGTCAATGAACAGTCCCCAGTCACCCTCATGTGGGATGACGTGGTCGACCACCGTCGCCCGGACTCTGTTGCCTGCCTTCGCACACTCCCGGCAGAACGGCTCGGCCAGCAGCTGCGCCGGCTGCAGGTCATCCGTCCAGACCGGCAGCAGGTACCACCCGTGATACTCCGCGCTACGGCCTCGCTTGTACGTTGGCTTATGCTTCGGACACCAACCGTCCCTAGTGAGCTCGGTGCATCCCGGATGTCGGCAGGGTCTCAGCGGTGCTTGCGCCATGGGCTATCACCTCCAGGACAAAACAAAAACGCCAGAACCAACAAGCAACTACTCGGTTGCTCATCAGCTCTGGCGTTGGACGCACTGGCCATCGACGATATCCACGATGTACTCGGTCTTGCAATACCGGCAGAACAGCGCCGTGCTTTGGCACCGTTCGCCTGGGGTCAGGTGGTGGATCCGCTTGCCCATGCCATACTGCTGGCAGATTGGGCAGATCACATAACCACCCTTCACTGGGAATATAATATCACGATTTCCAGGCGTTTGCAATATGTTCAGCTCCTTTTTGCGAGTTATTCAACTACTTTACAAGGAATACATTACCTTAATTTATAAATCAATAAACCAGGCATATCTGTACTGGCCGAAGGTGTTGGCCGTGGTATACACACCAGAGGCCCTTACGACGGCCGGCATCGGGATCCAGCCGCTATCTGAAACAAACAGCTCCATCGGCGGCAGCTGCCGGTTGAGTGATGGGCTCGCCACCCACTGCCGGGCGCTGATTGGGATCACAATGCCGTCCGTCGCCTCCTTGTTAAAGTATCGGGCCGTGCGTCGGTAGGTATCCCTCGGTCCGCAGAGCAGCGGCTCCGGCTGCAGCACCCGGCCGAAGTGCCAGCACGCTGCGACTTCGGCGTCCGAAAAGTCCGAAGTGCGCAGCACTAGATGGACGTGGTAACGATGATCGCCGTGCCGGCCCTCTATAAGATATACATAGTCGATTGGGTGTCCGGCCTGCAGTTTCAACCGCCGAAGAAATGACCTCCAGCTTTTCCGAGCATCCGAAAAGGTTGCCGGATCATGCTCTGGATCAAAGGTCAGGCAGTAAACCCGGCCTTCGGTCCCAAACAGTGCGAGCCTCAACTCCAGCCGGTCAACCCGATTACGACAAACGGAACTGTCACCCGGCGGGCGTAGGATCTTGTATTTCTCGGTGCGATCCCATGCCGTATCATCCGATGAGAGCCTCGGCCGGATCGCTCTGCACTCTTTCGTCAGAGAGCCGGCCCGCTGGCGGACACAAAACCAGGATTGCTTATCGGCCACAGAGGCCGCCTCCCTTGCGGCCTCTGTGGGCTCATGCTGTAATCAGTCAGATGTATCGGCCTTCTGCGATGTCAAAGGCCCTGCCAGTGTCAAGCTTGTCGAACGGCAAATGAATACGCGTAAAATCCCCTTGACCGTCAACTGACGGTTCCCAGTAGGCCCCTTCCCGGAGTGGTTTCTCGCGGAAGCAAAACACCTGCCCCGTCAGATCCTTCGCCAAATATCGATAGTTTGATCCCAGCGCATCCATTATGGACGCCTGCTCCTCGGCGGTGAAGTCGCTTTCTTCCAGATCGCCGTAGGGCGGGTTTGTCTGCACGGGACATAATAGCTGCTCCAGCCGGTCAAATTCTGCGGCGGCATCAACACAGTTAACCGTCACAGGGTCACCATACAAATAAATGCTTAATGCCTGAGGGGCAATCAGTTCTATGTGGGATATTGCCTCCTCGCTAAATAGATGATTGCCGATCCGTATCACACTGCCACCTCCCGCAGCCGCTGCATCTTCCGCGCCTCGTACTCCGTCAGTTTCCGCCAACGATTGATCCCGCCGAGCCGGTGCAGCCGTGTATTGGCAAACTCCACGGTATCGTAAGGGCGTTCACCCGGCAGCTCGCACCAGATGCCGGGGCCCGACATCCAGACCGACAGCACCCAGGCAACGCGCCGATCCGGCTCTCTGAAAAGTGTGCGCTTCGCGGTATAGATCGCGCCGCGGTCATTAATGTAATAGTCAGCCACGCTTGCGTCCTCCCCTCTTCGGCAGCCGGTTATAATCGGACCGCCGTAAATAAGTGTATCCCAGCCCATGCTTCCCGCAGCCGCTGCAGGTGCCTTTGTACGGATATTCAGCCGGCGGATAGCGGGCGGACACGCCGGTCTGCTCGTGTACTTCCCCGCAACGGAGGCAGAGAAAAAAGGTTTTTTGTTTATTCACAATATTTTCCTTTCCACCCGGAAACCTATATTGTATAATCCTTCCAAAGGAGTGATTTTTATGGATCTAAACCAAATCATTAATAATGCAATATACGGACCAGAAACTCAGCAATTTGTTGTGCAGGTAATCAATATACTTAAGCCATATTTGATATCGGGCTTTGTCCTCCTATTTGTTGGCAAAGTAACTAGGTATGCAATAGGGCATGGAGCTAGGGATTTATCGCTAATATGTGGTGATACTAAGCGTGTCGCCAACAAACATGCAAAGACCGCACAGGATATATATGATGTAGCAACGAGCATCAACGATATAAGAAAACTGAAATGAATTAGTAAATATGGAAACAGTCGAAACAATCGAGGATTGGAACGGTCTCTCAAAAACGCTAAAAGAATTTGATTATTCGCTGGTTCAAATGCAGTACGGGATCGAATACCCAGCGGGATTTCATGTGTGGTTTTCCGTGCCCGGCACCTGTTCCCGGCTTGAAGTTGTGACGCATGACGAGGAAGTGTCTGCGGCGATCATGGAGTATCGGCCTGACTGGAAGTAACCGTCGCGGCCTTCCAGCATTCATTGCATTTCCACTCATCCCCGCGCAGATAGATATTTGTGAGCTTTTTCCCGCATACCGGGCAAGTCTGGCGATGCCGTATGGGTTTCCCCGGTTCCAGCAATTTGCGGATACTGGAGTCAAGCAAAAAACTATATGGATTGTTCATCCTGCGTCTCCCACTCCCACAGACCGGGCATTCCTCTGGCCGGCACGGGCTCAATTAAACTGACAGGGTTGGCAAGCTCCCAGGCGTAGCGCCCTGTGGCATAGTTACCGAAAGCGAGCTCACGCTGTGAAAGTCGCGCAACGAACAGCGGATCGATCCGATGCACAGCGATCAGCTCCGCTGTTCCGATCACTGCACCGGTTGGCAACGTTCCTGGTTGCGTAATCAGATTTGCCAACGCCTGGTAGTCAAGATCACTGCTAAGTATCTCGCCCATGACATCCAGCAGCTCCTTTAGCGCCCAAGCCTCATCAAAGGTATAGCACCCAGCCGCCGCAAGCTTCGCGGACGCATGGATGGCTAACGGGCCGCGATAGCGCGTTGACCAGTTTCGGGTTTCATACTTTTTTCCCCCAGAAACGGCCAGCGTCGCCCAAGGCTGAATAACAGATAGGGCTTTCATGATTGCGCCTCCCTTCTCTCCGGCACCGGATACCAGGCAACGATGTCGATATCCTCGATTGGCGCCGATGTCCGGGAGAACCTCCAGCAGTAGCTGCTCCGATAGAGCAGTTGCATTATGGGGTCTCCCCTTTCCGACATCTGCACCTGGGCGACACACCAGCCTGGCGTATAATCCGTATCCGTCCGCCAGCCCGGGGCAACGGTGGTAGGCTCGACGGAATCAGAATTTTTCAGGTTGAGCAACTTGTTGATACTAATTCCGGATTTCAAGGATAGCGTAACAAAACTTGACAAGGGCTTATTTTGGAGCTCTGTGTAATAGCCCCCGTCATGTGAGCCATCTAAAAACCGCTGAATCGACTCACTTGACATATATGTAGCCTTGGAAATCTCGTCTATTGATACTCCGGCCGATTCACAAAGGCCAACCAAATGTACCCATGCGGCACAGGTTTGTTCAAACTTTTTTGCTTCCTTTTTTTCTTCTGCTTTCCGCTGCTTTTCGCGGTCAGCTTTGGCCTTATCATTATTTTGTTTAACTATAGGAATGGCTGTTTGACATACAAATTTGCATTTCCCGGATTTGTCGCAGTCAATGCAGCACTTGCCCAAGCTGCTATAGCAATTATGTACGCACCTGGACCAAGATGAGCTCTCGCCTTTCCCTGCCAGCCAAAAGCTTTCCGCATGATCACATTTTGCTGCTTTGTCCGCCTTGCATTCATGTTGCTGGTAGCACTCTCTTGCATAGTCAGACAAACTGCTGACGCGCTCTGATGTCAGCGTATCGGCGCGCAGCGTGAGCATCAAGGACTGCTGCGACGATGTGCACCGAGACAGTGCATAAGCGGCCGACTCATTGAGCTTTCCAGCATCAAATTTCTCAGCCCATTGGGGTAAAAGCTTTTCCCGGATTACCTTCAGCCGGGCCAGCTTTGACGCGCTGACCTTGCAGCACTCCGCCACATAGTTGCGCATTTTGCCGGGAAAGCTGTAGCCCTGCTCTTTCAGGCCGTAAAACAGCATTTCTACGCGCTCGGCCTGCTTGGAGATCTCCGCCGATGTCAACACGCGGGTGTCCGAGTTCGCGCGGATCAGCGCCAGTTCCGCCTCCAGGTCCGAGCTGTAATGATTGACAAAACACGGGACGCGCCCGGCGTTGATGTCCGCCGCGAACAGCTTGCCTTCCGGAATCCTCGCGTCGCCGGCAATGATCTGCTGCAGCGCCTTAAATCGACGGTGGCCGGAGATAATCACATAGTCACCTTCGCCGCGCTGGTTGACTACCAGCGGCGACTGCAGGCCGTCCAGCAGGATGGCATCCAAGAGGGTGTCCACATTGGACACGTCATAAAAATTTTTGTCGTTTGCGTGGATCTGTTCCGCCGGCAGAGAGGTTACGGCACCGGATGCCGTGGTGGTGTCCAATTTGGACACGTCGCCCAGGATGGACGTCAAGTCAAAGGTCTTTTTCTCGGCCATCATTCCGCGCCTCCCTTGAGATACTCGGCCACAAATCGGCGGTAATCCACGCCGGCGGCCGAGCGCGGGGAAAACTGCGGCAGCGGCTGCCGGGCAAAGGTCATGCCGTCCACCATGTCGCTCCAGCGTATGGCCTGGGCAAAAACCGGCAGGCCCATGCCCCGGAGCTGCCGTTCGGCGTCGGCCGTGGTCTCGCTCTTGCCGCGCATGGTGATGAGGCAGCCTGCCACGCGCAGCGCGGGATTGATCTGCCGCATGGACATCACCTGCTGCATGAGGTTGGCCATCCCCCGCAGGGAGAACGCGTCGAGCTTGATCGGGATCACCACATCGTCCGTCGCCAGCAGCGCCGCGGTGGCGGAGGCGGTAAAAGCCGGCGGCAGATCGATAATGACATAATCATAGGCGTCATCCTCAATAAGCGCGTCCCGGAGATCCCGCAGCGCGGTAACGTGGACGGTCTTGTCCTCCACCTTGCTGAGGTCGAGCGTCATAAGCTCTGGGCTTGCCGTGAGTATATCGACGCCCTCGATATTGGTTGTGCAGATCTCGTTGGGATAGTAGTCGTCCATAGCGGTCAGCAGCGTATACACGCCGCCGTCATCGGCTCCCGCGCCGAGAAAATCCGTGCTGTTGCATTGGCTGTCAGCGTCGATGAGCAGGACGCGCTTTTTGTAGTCGAGGGCGAGGATCGCCGCCATGTTGATGGCCGTCACCGTTTTGCCCACGCCGCCCTTGAGATTAACGATTGAGACAACTTTCATTTTCTTCTTCCTTTCGTGTTGCGATGCGCATCAAAAAATGGTACATTTGAGCAAAGGAGATGATAATATGACTGAAAAAGAACTCGCCGAGGTACTGTTGCAGTTACAGGCAGAAAGCAGACTTGCCGGCAGAAATAATCCGGAAGTGGCAATTCACAGCCTTATGGACAAATACGATATGTTATTTCTGGGCGCTCAATTTAACACGATCTATACCGACGAACTGCTACTAATGCTTAAGCAGAAGTTAAATTTACTGGTCTCCAAAGAGGACTTGCTAAAAATGGTCCCTACCGTTTGCGCGGCACTCCATATGCATACCGAGGCAATGGTCAACGTCAAAGATATGCATGAGGAGAACCCGCCGATAGCTCAGTACTCAATCGAGCTTTTTTAGCCGTGTATCCCCGCCTGGAATTGGCTTAAGCCCATAACTGGACCTAGTTTGGTTAATTGTACATTTGCCGTTTTCTATCCGCTTGAGGTTCTGCTCTCCTCTTGCGGATAGTTTTTTTGTTTTCATGGCGATCCTTTCTCAGCGCTCAGCACGGCGGCGGCCTAAAAAATGACACTCGACAAAACTCATTCTAACGGGGAAAAATGTATATCTGGCCCGGTAAAACCGGCGCTCCGGGTGGATGTAAATCACCTCGGAGCTGTATGTGCTTGCGCCAAACATCCGGCTCTCCCCAAAGGACGGTTTGTCCGGGGCCTTGTCACCTATCTGCATTAGTCATTTCCCTTTCCGCGCAATATGCCGCAAACGCCAGGGCCAGGTAAAGCTCCTCGTATTCCGGCACGTCCGGGCGAAGGCGCGCGAGCCCCTTATAGCGCAGCGCCTCGCAGCGCACAAGTCCCGCATAGCGCGTTACAAATTTATGCTCCAGCATGGTGCCTCCTAAAATGGCAGCTCGCCCGGGCTGCCCGGCGGAAGATCCTCAAAATTTACCTGCAGGGACTGATCCTCGCGCGCCTGCTGACGCAGTTCCGCTTTTACGGCGCGCCCATCGGCGGAGAGTTTACGCATGATCTCCCTGCTCTCATCCCGCGGCTTTGGCGTCATGGTCTGGCATGGGCCGTCAAACGTCAATGTCAGAGATAATTTGTCTCCATCCTTGTTTTTAGAGACCTTCAGCACGCGGTCGCTGTGGTTGTCGTTGGGATCGGAGGGATAGAGCAGCATGGCCACGTCGGCGTCCTGTTCGATCTGTCCGGACTCGCGAAAATCCGACAATGTCGGCGGCCGGGGCTTGCCCTTATCCTTTTCCGGGCGGGAGAGCTGCTGCAGCGCCACAACGGTGATACCGTGCGCCTGGGCCAGCGTGTGCAGGCCGATAGAGATATTGGTCACCATCTCGTAGCGGGATTTGCCGTCGGCGGCAATGATCCCCAGGTAATCCACAAAGATCACCTCGTAGCGGTGGCTCAGCGCGTCGGCCTGGATATCACCGACGGACCATCCGCTGGCGCGGACGAGATCCAGCGGCAGATCGTAGAGATCCTTGCAGGCGTTGCCGGCGCGTTTCCACTCCTCCGGCGTCAGTTCGTGGCGCTTGATTTTCGACAGCGGAATGTGCCCCATGCTGGAGATCAGCCGGTCCCGGATTTTTTTGTTGCCGGTCTCCAGCGAGTAATACGCCACGCGTCGGCCATCCTTTGCCAGATGCCGGGCAAACTGTAGGGACAGCAGCGTCTTGCCGGCGCTGGCATATCCGCCGATTACGACAAAGTCCCCAGGCTCCACAAACAGCCCCTTGTCCAGCGCATCGATGCCCCAGCTCAGATACTGTGGGGCCTCGTCGTAGTTTTGGGACGCCATAAACTCGTTGGCGGCGTCACGGGCGGTCAGACGCTCCGCGCCCCGTCGGCTTACAAAGAGCCCGTTGAGCTTGTCCGTCACCTTCGCCGCAGCCTCGATATTTTCGGTACCGAGGATCTCGCTGGCCGCTGCGTGGATCAGCACGAGCCTCCGGTAATCCCGCAGCGCGTCGCAGTAGTACAGCACGTCGCCGGTCTGGTGGGCCAGAGCCTCGTCAATGGCGACGCCGTAGTCCTCCCCGGTCTGCTTGCGCACGGTCAGCGGGTCGATGGGCGATCCGGCCAGATACAGGGCGGACAGCGCGTTATACAGAGTCCGGGTGATATCCGCGTCAAAGAGCTCCGCCGAGAGTTTTGCCATCGCCTCGCCGATGTGCGTCGGATCCCGGATCAGCGTGCCCAGCACGGTGAGCTGCATGGACACATAGTTATCGCGATCGTACACTCAGATCACCTCGCTATCCGTGGCCCAGCCACCCCCGCCGCGCTGTCCGGCATCCGGTGTCTCAACCACCGGATCCTCCCAGCGCCGGTTTTTGATCCACCGGCAGGGGTACGGGATGCCGATGCCGCGCTGCCAGTCCTCGGAGTGCATCTGCTTAGAGAGAGCAATGGCCATCTGGTTGATAAGCTCATCGGACGGATGCAGCTTGTCCCACTCCTTGATGGCGTCCGGTTTGTCCCTGCGTCTTTCAGCGGGGTAAAACGTCCAAAACCGTGCAAATCTCTCTGGTCTCCACGCCGGGGCCGACTTCGCCTCACGACGGCCCCCCTTCTGGGGGGCTTTAGGGGGATTAGTACTTGGTATATTAGTACTTGGTTGTGTCTGATTTCCCGTCAACGCGTTTCCTGTCGACGCAAAATCGGCTAACGGTACCGTTGACCGATTTTCGGCCAACGGAAACATTTCGCCGGGCGGACACTCGTAGATGACATATTCGTTGCCGGCAAAAGCGCCGGAATCGTCGTGCGTCTGATGCCGGACTATGTACCCCGCGGCCTCCAGCTCCTCGACGGCTTTGCCGATCGCGGCCTTGCCCTCCTGACAGATCTGGGTAAGTCCGCCGATCGTGTAATCCCAGTTATCCGGCAGGCGGAGCATCAGCGACAGCAGCCCTTTGGCCTTGAGACTGAGCCGCTTGTCGTCCAGGTGATAATTGGCCATGACGGTGTAATTTTTGGTACGCTCCACGCGACATACAGCCATAGCTCACACCTCCGCCACGCATATGGCCACGGCCTCGACGGCCAGCAGCGCCCAGATCAGCAGATGCCCGATCATACCGCCACCCGGCTATCCCAGATCGCGTCGCGGAGCTGCTGCAGCGCGCTCGCAATCTCATCCGCCGGCACGCTTGTCAGGCCCTCGTTATGGATGTCTCTCAGCACCTCACAGGCGACCTCGGCGGCGTTGTACTCGATTGGCAAAGTAACCATGTTCACACCACCTTCATGCCGGGATAGTATCCGCTGACGCTTGCGACCGCGGTCCTCCCCCGCCTTTTGACTTCCGGTGGCAGGGCCGGTGCGGATGCGTGGACGGTCTGACGCGACTGGCGGCAGCTCAGGATGTATATGTCCACGTCGCTCTGGAACAGCCTCCACTGCCCGCTGATGCGGTAGGCGGTGATCTGGTGCTCGTTGATCAGCCGGTATAGCGTGTCGTCGCTGATCAGCAGCTGCTCGGCCACCTCGGCCGGCTTAAGCAGGCGCTCAGTCATCGTAATACTCCTCCCTTGCGTATTTGAGTTCGATGGCGGCTTTGATGACGCCTTCCAGCTCGCCGTAAATCGCGTTGAACAGCTCGTGCTCATCGTCGTCGATGTGCCCGTCGCTGGCAATCTTCAACAGGTCGTCGGTGCGGTGCTTCGCCGAAAAATCACAGATCCGGTGCACCAGCGTGCATACGGCCTGGGTAAAGGTACGCTCGCTGACCTGCGGCAGCAGGGTCGCGGCTAGGCTGCTCTTGGCGCGCATATAGGTTACGCAAAGGGACTGCATCCCGCTGATGTCGGCCATGTGGATCACGATGTCATCGCTGGGCAAACCGCGACCGGATTCGTAGAGCCGGACGCTGTCCACGCTGCAACCGATAGCCTCGGCCCAGCGTTCCTGGGTCATGCCCGCAGCACGCCTCGCGTTTTCATAAATATTTCTGTATTTGGACTCCATTGCCTTTCCTCCGTTTCTATGCGAAAATTACAGTATCAGGCGGGCATCTCACCAAAGAGCGCATCGATGCTGCAGTGCAGCAGCCGAGCGATCACTGGCAATTTATCTGCGGTCGGATAACTTGCACCGATCTCCCACATTCCGACCGTAGACTGGCTCACGCCGAGCGCTGCAGCAAGATCGACCTGCTTCATGCCGGCCAATTTACGCAGCGTAGCAAGATTTTTCAAGCCATCACCTCCTGACGCATCAAGTAACTCGATTGTGGCTATCATAATATATCAAGTTACTTGAAGTGTCAATACATTTTTTCGAGTTTCTTGAAATATCCTTTACATGGCCCCTTATAACTTGTAAAGTATTATCAACGGAGTTGATATTATGAACCAAATTAAGGCGCTCAGACAACGGAATAACGTAAAGCAATCCGAGCTTGCTAGGGCGATCAATGTCAGCCAATCGGCGCTTTCTGGATATGAAACCGGGAAATATGAAGCCGACATGGAAACTTACGGAAAGCTCGCCGCATTTTTTAACGTCTCGTTGGATTTTCTCCTCACGGGAAAAGAGATTGAAAAGCCTGCTCTCGCTGCGCCAATATCCAGGCCCAACGACAAGATCGGCCAGGAGCTGGCGCGACTCCGTGCTGCCCTCAACGATGACGGGCTGGACCAGTGGCTTAATTACGGACAATACCTTACGGGCAAGCTGGAACTCCAGCGTAAGGATGGCGACAATATTTTTGATCTGCCGAAGATCCGCAAATATCTCACCGGCCCGGCCGCCGGCAAGGCCTCCCCGATTCAGGGCGAGGATTATGAGGACATCCCATACCCGGAGGACGCGCCCCGCGGCGCGGACTTCTGCGTTGATGTCCGAGGCAACAGCATGGAGCCGTATATCAGAGATGGCAGCACGGTCTATGTCAGGCGAGGCGCTGGCCTGCAACAGTTCGACGTCGGCGTTTTCTTCTACGCCGGTGACGTGTACGTCAAGCAGATCTGCACCGATTACTCCGGCGGCGTCAATCTGCTCTCGGCAAATCCGCGCCGGGAGGACGCCAATATCCGCCTCGAGCCGCCAGACGTCCCCTATCTCGTCTGCTTCGGTAAGGTGCTACTGCCGCATCGGCTGCCGGAGCCAGACTATCGCGTTGATGGATCCCGGAAATAAAACAGGCCGGACACAGCCGAAACTGCGTCCGGGCGAAAAAGTGCTTAGTACTTGGCTTGGAAGCTCGTCCGTAGGCAAGCGCGACGTCTCTACGGCGATCACCATAACGGATCAGCGGCTGCTGATCAGCACTATCAACGGCGTCGGCGTGAAAACGTGGACGCAATTCCCGTATATTAACTGCATTGGCTTCGACGGAGTCAATGGCCGCGCCGATCACTGCGACCTGTCCCTGTCATGCGACGGCCAGCGTATTACGCTCCTGGGTCCGCAGGCAGAGCTGCAGCAACTCCTCGACGCCGTCCTTGATGCCATTTGCGAATACACGCCGTTGCCGGATTGATTGGAGGGATTACAATGCCCAGATGGCTCCGCATCATCTTTTTTGTACTAGGATGTATTTTTGCCATTTTGGGGCTGCTGCTCGCCGCGTCTCAGACTTGGGACGGTATGACCTTCGGACTTGTTATGGCAGCCATCAACTTCGGACTATCCTGCATCCGGAAAAACAACGAACGTCTCTTCAAAAAGCATAAACGAGTGACTGCGCCGACGACAAAAAAGCATTTTGCGCCCGTCGTCGAGCCCGTAATCCCGGAACCCGCGGCCAATACTGCCGTTGAGCAGCCGCCAGAGCCCTCAGAGGCCGAATGGTACGCTGCAGATTCGGAGATTGGCGCAGACACCGATCCCGATATGCCGGCCGGCGGCATGAATATCATGCCAAAGCCTGGCAGCATAGCGGACAAGCTTGCGGATGCCATAGCAGCGTCACCCGTGGCCACACCGCGTAAACCAACCAGCGCAAAAAAAATCCTCGTCGCTGATCGCAAGGCCGAGGCGCGGGCCGCGGGTCTCGCCTGCTGTCCCCGCTGCGGATCCACGTCTCTCTCTGGGCAAAAGCACGGATACGGCGTGGGAAAAGCAGCAGCCGGCGTACTTCTGGTGGGCGGTATTGGACTCGTCGCCGGAGGCATTGGGTCGAACAAAGTCAAAGTGACCTGCCTCAACTGCGGCTATCAGTTTCGCCCTGGACAGAAATAAGGTGTCCAGATTGGACACAAAGCCGCCCCGGATCCGGGGCGGCCGTCCTATCAGGAGGAATCTATGCCAAAGAAAAAAGCCATCGAATTTTATTACGACGAAGGAAAAGACCTATATCGCAAACGGGTAAAAGACCCTGCCACTGGAAAGTGGGTAGATGTTTATGGCCACACCAAAGATGCACTCCGGCAGAAGGTCAAGGATCGGCAAGATGAGCTGGCTATTGCGGCCGCTGCCGTTGGCAACCCTTATGTGTATCAATACGCCGCGAAATGGTACGCGCTGCACACTGCCGACGTCGGATTAAAGCGACAGGCCGATTACAGTAACGCGATTAACAATCATATTTGCCCGGTGATCGGGCAAAAGTTCGTGCGGGACGTAAAGCCGGACGACATATTGGAGGTAATGCTTGAGGCCTCAGAGCTGTCAAAGAGCGCCCAGGGCAAGATAGTCACAACTCTAAAACGCATTTTTGAGGCCGCCGAGGACAACGGCCTGCTGGATCGCAACCCCTGTCGGCGGCTCAAAGCCGGCGGCTCTGCATCGCTTGAAAAATGGCCGCTCACGGCGGCACAGCAGCAGGCGCTCATCGATGCTACCAGGGGCACGGCAGCATATCCATTTATTATGCTGGGCCTTTTCTGCGGCCTGCGCCGGGAAGAGATCCTCGGCTTACAATGGGAGTGTATCCATCTTGACGCGGATCCGCCCTATCTGTCCGTTCGTCGGGCGCTGCGGTGGGAGCAAAATCAACCTATTATTAACGAGACGCTAAAAAGCAAAGCGGCCAGCCGGGATATCCCGATACCGCCGCAGCTCGTGGCCTGCCTCAAGGCGGAAAAAGCAGCGGAAACCTCCGACTATGTAATGCACGACACCGCGGGCAACCCCATGTCCTCCATCTCCTTCCGCCGTCGTGTGCTAGACCCGATAGCGGCGCGCAGCGCCCGGACGATTACCGTGATCGGCAAGGACGGCGTACCGCAGGAACAGCAGCTCAAGGTCGGCGACAAGGTGCGCAATCATCCGATATATATAACTATTGACTTTAGGGTTACGCCCCACTTGCTCCGGCACACCTATATCACCGAGCTTATTAAGGGCGGCGTAAACATCAAAACCGTACAGTATCTTGCCGGCCACCAAAATGTGCAGCTCACCCTCAACATTTACGCGCACGTGATGGAGCACCAGCCAAAGGATACTGCTACCTCCGTCCTAAAGGTTTTTGAGAATAGCGGGCAGGGGGTAATTCAAGGGGTACAATTTAAGCCATTATCTAAAAAAACATTGAAATACCAATTAAAATGAATTGAGGATATAAGCCCTTTTAAGCAGGGTGTCGGGGGTTCGAATCCCCCCTGGAGCACCAAAAGAAAAGACCCGCAAAGCCTTTGATATCAAGGCTTTGCGGGCCTTCTTATTTTGCTCAAATTGCCATTTTCGCCGAAAGCAATCGCAAAATTTAGGGGGTAATTCTAGGGGTATTTTTGACGTCCAGGGGTAATTCTGGGGGTACGTTTGGCCAACATTATCGGCCTTATAATGGGGGAGTCTCGTCCTCTTTATGTGCGTCCAAAATCGGCTTATAGTACTCCTCCTCAGCAGCAGCCCTAGCCTTGACAGCATCACCCAACAGCCGGAAGCGACCTATTGTGATAGTCTTGCCTTTTAGGCCTATCTTGGCAATATACCGGCCCTCGCGGTCTGACCAATACACGCCCTTATAACCTGACTTACTATTGCTGTTTGCTTTGCGGCCCGGCCTGATGGCGGTAAGCTGAGTGCCGTCTACGCGCTGCATGACATTGTTATCGATTTTGAGCCGCGCCGTATCAGACAGCAGACACCCGCAACTTTGCACTCCTGATAGCAGGCTCTTGCGGCTGACCACCACCATCTTACCGCAGTAACATTTCGCCAGCCAGCCGTGGGTGACGCCGTTGGCTTCCGGCTTATCGAGCAGCGCAGGACCGATGATGGTCAGCCTCCCAAATCGTTGCCCGGTGATATCCTTGCGGTGCTCTTGCTGGGCATCTCTGCGCGCGCATCCGCAGCTCGTAGTCGGATTGCTCATCGAGCGTAGAGCATTTTGCAGCAGCGTAACAGTATTGCCGCAGTCGCACAAGCAGTCCCAACGGCGTGTCTTTTTTCCGGCAGGCGACACATATGGATCGGGATTTTCGCCTCGCACCGTCAGCCGGCCAAAGCGCTTGCCGGTCAAATCCAGCTTAGCCATTAAGCAAATCCTCAGGCTCCACGCCCAGCGCGTCGGCCAACGCGAGCCCGTTTCGCAGCGATATATTCTCGGCTTTGATCGTACCGGCCTCAAGCTTCTGTATTTGGGATATATTGACGCCGGCGGCATCGGCGAGCTGCTGCTGGGTAAGCTGCGCTTTCGCCCGCAGATCCCGGAGGCTTGCGCGATTGTCGGCATCCACAGCGCGCTTGAGCGCCTTTGACCCGCTGGAACTGACAGCCAGCACCGCCGAACCGCTCCGATTGTTGAGGCACAACTCGCAAGCGTTGCCTTCTGGGTCATATACCATTTGGTCGCCCTCGTTGTTATCGTCAACGGTGTAGCCGTCCGGCAGCTCATACTTGGCCGATCTGTTGATCAGGTCGCTGGGGGGTGGGGTAAGCGTTACGCGATCCGTGACATTGCCAAAACCGGAATCGATCCTATATACAGTAATCACCATGTCTCGCTCCTTTTCTCCCCGCCTTTAGCCGGGCGGGGGCGGCGTTGTTTGTTATCCCACAAATACTTTTTTCGTGTTGCCGTCGGAGTAGGTGTAGATCGCGTAGAATCCATCGTCGCCGTTGACCAGCTGCTTGTCGATGATCTCGAGGGCCTTGCCGCCCTGCTCCTTGCTTGGCTCCTCAACGGGCTTGAGGCCATAGCAGCGGTGCAGATACTCGCCAAACTTGTCAAGGACGCTCTGGAGATCGTCGTTATGCCAGACGCGCAGATCGGGGTTCCATGTGGCGTACAGGTCGTTCTTGATGACGTCTTTCATGCCGTAGGTGCCGCCGGTGATGTTGCCGGTCTCGGTATCAAGGGTGATCGCATCGTTTCTGCGGCTCATCGTGTACTTCATTTTATTTCCTCCCGGCCAATGGCCTTTTGTTTTCCTCTTTGTGATTTTAATATACTCCAATATTGGAGTATTGTCAATGGTTTTGTGCTCCAATATTGGAGCAAATGTGTACAAAGATACAGCCCTGATTTGTGCGTAATAACGGCAAAAAAAGCACCCGGCGAACCGCTCGCCGGGTGCCTCTCTATTAAATTCACGCGAAGATCTTCGCCGCATCGGGCTGCTCAAGGGAAGTGTAGATGGTTATATAGCCCAAATTGTAACTACATTATCTGCCGCTTGGCACTTGATAAACGAATTATTTATATTATCCGCTTATCCGCAATACCAAATGCATGTACTTTTTCATTTCGTCCAGGGGTATTAATCGTACTGATCATAGCCTTTTCTGCTGTATCACGAATTTCATTTTCTTTTATATAATTTGCCGCTGATGACGAGAACAGGAAGAAATATGATTGAGGAGAATATTTTGATTCTTTGTCATTATTAGCATTTAGTGCGTTAACAGGAATCACCATAAGAATAAAAACAACAAAAAGGACAATAAGCGAGTTTTTGATGCATTTATATGAGGTAAAAATATAGTTATTGCGAATAGTGTTCTTTATTTGATTCATGAAAATGCACTTAGCATAATCATCTCTGAGTGCTGTGCCACCTGATGCCAAACTATTAAGTTCAACTATATATATTTCATTCTCGCCGATTAGCATTCTAATGGCCAATAATCCAGCGATAATCATATATACAACAGTAACCACAACTAATGCAAATGTAATCCACGATAACACTAGAGATGGGAATCTTCTGTTGAGGGTAGATAGTGTTCCAGATGCTCCCATGATCAAAGTGATCGAAATAGTAATACCTATGACATTTGTTTTTGCTTTATCTTCAAGCTTATCCTTCGTTTTGAATGTATCAACATACCGCTCCTTTAGCGTTTCTATGCTAAGTTCATCGGCGTTATCAATATAACACTGAACACCTGTTGGCCCTGTATTTTCTCCACCATCATTTAAGGGATGCATTTTTTTGCAAAGGACTTTATTAGCTTTATGGTTGGCAATCGTCGGAAATATATTATCTAATATCTCACCCATATATGTTTCTGCCTCCGGCCACCATAAAATCTACAATGGCTTTATCAATAGGAATACCGGCACATGTAGCTAACCATCCCCACTCGCCGGTGGGGTTAACTTCAATAAAATAATAGGTATTGCCAACTAAGGCGAGATCAATTCCACCAAACGACAGGTTAAGGCAACGCATTAATTCGAAAATTTGTTTTTTTACAGTTTGCGGTAATTCAATGGGAATGTACTCGAGGTTGTCCTTATCACTCATTCGCCAATCGCCAACAAGTGCTTTCCCGTTTCTTGTGATTGATACAGCAAAAATGGAATCTCCTACAACAGTCACTCGAAAGTCGATTTTTTTTGACAAGTATTCTTGAATAAAAATAGGTGCTGCCTTAATTTCTGAATGCAATAATTCTTCACCGCTAACCATCGTTGAATAAGTGAACATCTCTTTGCCATCATTATAAAATAGGGCCGTGTCCAATGATTTTACAATGTAGATACGATCAGGAACAATACTCTGAGGCAATGTGTTTCCAACATATGTTTCTGGAACAGCAATTCCTATCCTTTGCGCAATTTTTAATTGGTAAAGTTTGTTTTCAGCTTGATAAGTTGCAACAGGGTGGTTTATCCAAGATGCTCTATCAAAAACAATCAGATTTCGAATAAATGAACTCCACTGGCTACGTTTTAATTGCTCTTCAATGCCAAAGAATTTACCAGTGGTCCGCAAAAAAACAGGTGCTCTAAAATAAACTGAGCGAACCGACTCCAAGGTGAGAAGATACCAAGACCCACCCAATTTTATTCTTAATGTATTATCCTGCAATGTATACGTAATTTCGTATTCTGGAAAAAGATCTCGATTGACTCTTAAATAGTTTAGGCCGCGCTTTTTAAGTTCGGCGCAGACTAAGTCAGTAGAATAATCTATGGTGCTGGAAAGCACTAATTGATTGACCTCATTCACCTTTTTGATCCTCACCCGTTTCAATATCACATTTTTTTGATTGAGGGCGACGAGAATCGTTGCTTAACATCATTATTTCGCCAGTAATATTATTTTGCCAATATCCTTTTTCCTCCACAAAAGTGCAATTTTCTGGTTTCAAAGTTTCCGCAGGTTCAGGATAACAATACGCCTTTGCTAATAAAATGTGTTGTGCCATTCATTTCACTCCTCAGATATTTTTTTAATCACAAGGTGTTATTTCAAAGATATCGCATAATTGAGTTCTTATAATTGCTATTAGAATAAACTCAATGACTTTTTTTCTGCAAAATATGTTTCTCAGCGTGCCCAAAAGCGACTATTCCACACAAGGCCTATCAAATTCCGTCTACTATCATAATACGGCAGCCCCCCCTCGTTTTACAAGCCCGAAAGTAAAATATTTGAAAAAATCCCCGCATTAACTCGACGCGGAACCAGAAATGCGGGCGAATATAGTAAAAGGCCCCTCACAGTTCAGTGAGGAGCCTTTTTAGTTATCATTACGCGAAGATCTTCGCCGCGTCGGCCTTGGCCGTGTCGGTCTCGCTGGGCGCGTTGACCACTTTGCTCATGCCGCAGAGCTTGTCGATCATCTTGCCCACGGCGTCGATGTCCACGTCGTAATTAAGCTCTTTGGCGGATGCTTGCAACACAGCGAGGTCATGCCGCATTCAATTATCTCCCCTCCCGGCTTTTTGGGCCCTGTGGCAAAAAGCAGAGTATATAATTATTTTGTAATTATTTTAAAATTCTTGCATTTTTTAGTATAATATAGGATAATATTTATAATTGTGTATTTTCATGGTGGCCTGCACTGCTATTCCGCGCGGTCTCGTCACTCAAAGAAATGCGAGAAACAAATTAATAGTTAATCACACCTCTTGTGTTTGCTCTTTTCTGCGATTAATGCTAACAGGGTAAGGTTTTTATATTGATTTTGGGAGAGATAACATGAGCGAAAGTCAAAAAATGATATGCATAAAAAAGTATCTCGTATTGCCAACTGGAATATTAACGCTACTTGTAACTTCGTTACCAGTTTACGCAGCATTTATTGCCATATTTGGGCAATCTTTCTGCTTAAAAACGCGAATCATTCTATACCTGGGCATACTAATTTTTTTACTTCTTATCGTGCTGTATGTAAACTATTATATAAAGCCTGCAAAGAAAACAGGCCCCACCCTATATGTTATGATATCACCAGAGAGCTATGAAGATGATAAATACATTGCTGACCTTGTAGATGGTATCCGTAATGGTTTTAGGTTTGATTCGGAAGATTGTCCAAATTGTAGTCTTAGTGATATGGAAATAATAGTACCAAACATCATCTGCAGAAACAGATTTAATATGCGCATTTCTAAAGGAGCAGCTAAGAGAAATGATTATTTCAAAACCAAGCGGTGGAAATTTCTCCATCGATGGTTAAAGGGTACTTCATACATATCTGGGATTGTAAAAACAAGAGAGAACGATGGTCAAAAGTTTATTTTCAATCTCCAAACAACTGTTAGTTATTCAAAAGGTACAGCAGAGAAGATAGAAAAATATATTAATGCTATGATTAATGAACATGCCGCATCGCATATCATGCTAGATAGGAAATATGGGTATGAGCAAATACTATTTTTATCAAGAACCTTCGCTGATATTATCGAATTTTTTCTTGGATTAACGTATTTGTCTGGTGGACGTTTTGCGCTGGCATATCAAATTCACATGAAACTTCACAAGGATAATCGTTCGGGATTTACAAACGAAAAATTTATCAGCGATGTAAACCACTTAACCATGGTGGAATATACCGTGATGGCAAATGATTTACTGAATCGTGGACGACTTGCCGAAGTCATTAAGCTATCGCGAGAGCATTCGAATGTGTATCCAAAGGATTCCACAGCACTTATAATTCTAGCGAGTAGTATAATTAGAAATTCATATTCGACAGAAGAATATATGAAAAATTTGGTTTTGGCTGAAAACTATATGGACAGAGTTCATGTATCCACAGAAAACAGGGAGGTCTATTCTGTAAATGTGGCGTATTTGGCATTACTATCCGGTAAGTATAATGAAGCGAAAAAGTACTATACAAAAATATCAAAAAATGTTAGTACGCAAGTAGCTAAACAGGTTCTTGATTATTGCAATGACACGCTAAAAGATGAAAAAAAAGTATTTGAATACCCGGCAGCACTATATGTAAAAGCACTCATGATGATTAGATTGAATATGGATCAAGAGAAAATCATCTCGGATCTAAATGACTTATTAAAGATAGAGGCCAACGGTACAGGTTTCTTCAGAGAGCAGGCAGAATACCTCTCAAAATGTACAAGCTAAAAAATTTTAAAAGGCCCCTCACCGTTCGGTGAGGGGCCTTTTACCTATCATTCACGCGAAGATCTTCGCCGTGTCGGTCTCGCTGGGCGCGTTGACCAC